GTTACTTTGTCTTGAGCTTTCAATTGAATAGAACCATTGGTTGCCCAAAAAGAAGTTCCATTTTCTTCGTTTGTTTCTCCAACCTCATCCATAGTGTTTGCTCCTCTTAAATCGAATTTATAAAGAGAAACATCATTAGAATCAGTACCTGTCACAAGCTCATCAGCATCAAAAGACAAATCAGAATAATTATATTCACTATCATTCATTATATAAATAGCTTTTAATCCTCCGACTGTTTTGCAAGGTTCTAAACGCCCTAAAGTTATATCGCAAGCCATAATTAAATAGTTAAATAGTTAGCTGAAAAAGTTAATCCAGAAGCTGGTATATTTACAAATCTAGCTAACTCAGTTGAATTACCAGAAACTGTAAGATTATATCCATTGAAATCCCCCATACTTGCTCCAGAAGCCGTTGATATACTAATCTCACAACCATCTTCTAGACCATATATTTTATATTTTCCATCATATCCTTCAGTCATTACAAAATGAAGACCTTTAGCTATTGCATCTAATTCTTCTCTAGCTATTCCATCTTGAGCTTTTATCTGAGCAGCTCCTGCTATTGTGTAGAAAGTTGTACCATTTTCTTTTGAACTTTCTCCAGTTTCGTCAAATGTGTTTGCTCCTCTAACTTCCCACTTAAAAGCGGTCATAGCTGGTGCAAATGCCGTTATAATACCATTCGCATCTGTAGTAATGCCAGCGTAAGCAGCTGATTCAAATGGGATTATGTATATGTTTTTAAGTCCTCCGACTGTTTTGCATGGTTCTAAACGACCAGCCGTTACTTCACAAGCCATAATTATTTTTTGTTTTTTTAATTAATAAAAAAAAGGAAGGCAAGAATATTTCTACACCTCCCTTTCTATGAGTTTTACTGTTATTCTAATTGTTAGTTAACAGCGTTAACGATTCCGTAAGTTACGATATCTTCTACGTTAGCGTACATAACACCAGCAGTTAATCTCATAATTACTCTTACATTTTGAGAACCATCTAAGTCAGCCATATCTAATACTTTAACTTCGTTGTGGTCTGATAATAAACCAGTTCCAAAGAATAAGTTAGATTTTTCAGCACAAATAGCTGTGTTGTCAGATAAACCGTTTGCTACGAATAATTTAACACCGTCAAATGTCAAAGCACCGTTAGTGTACCATTGTGTTCCTTGAGCATTCGTACCGTTTCCACCTAAACCAGCTGTCGCAAATCCACCTAATGAGCGAACATAGGCTCTAGCAATATTTTGAGAAACATAAATGTATAAATCTTCTTTTCCATATAAAGCACTTGGAATAGCATCAACGATTTTACCTAATTCATCTACAACGTTAGCTGCAGTTACAGTAGTTCCTGTTACTTCATTAGCAGCTGGTAAATCAGCATCCTCAGCAAGTAAGATTTCGAATCCATCGTATTGAGAAGTTACTCCAGCCTCACCTTGCCAAATGTTTTGTTCAGTTTTTTCAGCAACTTTAGCTGCAACATATCCAATTAAATAATCTTGGAAAGTTTTAGGCATAACATCGTGAGCAGAAAAGCCCATTTCTAAAGCTTGCCAATCGCTTCTGAAGTCTTCTTTACATAATTGTAAGTTAACTTGAGCTTCAGCTGGTTGTAAAATTCTTTCTGTTTTAGTAACAGTAGAAGTAGCTGTGAAATCGCAAGTAGCATCAGATAATAAATCTGTAGTTGATAATTTAGAAAGGACTTGCTTGTATTTTACATTTGGTTTAATAGTAATACCACCGTTTGCGATAGTGTTACCAGACAATAAAGCTGCAGATACGAATTCTCCTGCGTGTTCTCCAGCGTAAGTTGTTGTAATTGAAGTTGTAGTTGGCATAATTTATTTTTTAAATAGTTTTGCAAAAACTCTGTCTTGCGTAGTTAATAATGTTTTTTTGTTTTCTAATTTTGTGATTTTTTTACTAGAAAAAGCTTCTGGATTGTGAGCAACAGGCTCAACAATTTCTTCTTCTTCTACAATTTCTTCTTCTACTACTTGAGTAGCTAAAGCTAATTGTTCTTTAAGACCTTTAATAACGTCTTCTAATTGTTTTACTTTTTCAAAATGAGTTTCTTTCGAGATTGATTCAACTACTTTTTTAGGAGTAGCAGTTTCAGCATTGCTCATTTCTGGTTCATCCATTGGTTGTTCAGCTTCTTCAGGAGCTTCTTCTTCTTGAGCTTCTTTGATTTCTCCAATAATACCTTCTTCTGAAGCAACTAAAACTCTGCCATCTTCAAGTGTATATTCTCCCTCTGGTAAAGCAATTTTTTCATCGTCTTGAACGATAAAAACATTATAACCAGCTTCGAAAACTTCAGCTTCTATTTCCACTCCATTGTCGAGTTTCATAGATTCTAAAGCAACTTGAACACCTAGCATCGTCTTTATTTTTTTCAATGTTTCTTTTGGGTTCATACTTGTTTTAATTTTAATTGTTAATTATAATAATATTAATATTTTTGTAAACTTTTTGCAATTAATAACCTTGTTTCCAATAATGAGGACACGCTGAACATTCACAAGGCTCAGACGTATAAGTGTTTTTACATTTGCAATAATAAGCTTTAATGGCTGCCATATTATATTTGAGATTTTATTAGGTCTATAATTTCTTGAGCTTCTTCTTCTGTCAATTCATCAATATCTTTCTCTAATAATTGTGCAGCTCTCTCTTCAGTCATTATTCCTTTTTCTTCTGAAGCATTTATTTTTCTATCTGAAAATATTCCTTCAATAGAAAAACCTAAATATTTCCCTTTTTTAACATCGTTCCAAACCTCATCATTGTCTACTTTCATAATAACTACCCAAGAACCTTTTGTTGCATTTAATTTGTAAAGATTTGATTTATCATTGCTCTCATCTTCAACAATCCAAGATTCAACCGTAGAGACTCCAGAAGTATCTTTTTCATGCTCTAAAGTTGCGTTGTTATTATTCAATCTTTTCATGTATAAATGAGCTGCTTGTTTTACGGTTTCTTTACTGAAAACAACGTTATACTCATATTCTCCTTTTCTTCTGTATATTTCTTTTTCTGGTATTAAAGCCACACCCACAACCATTCGCTTTTCGTCATCTATGCTCTTAAAAGCTATTTTTTGTTTAGATAATGCTATCCAATTTTCTTCTATTGCAGGTTCTTTAACAAAAGAAATTGCTTCTATCCCATCTTCCTCTCCCGATAAATAAAGTTCTATTGTATCTAATTTCATTGTTGATTAATTTTATATTATAATAATTTAATTTGTTTTGTATTATATTGAAGCCTGCTGTACTATATTTCTATCTAGAGCTTGCTGGCTTGTTATATCATTTGACGCAACATAAGCTTGAACTATTTGTGGAGTATTTTGTTGATTAATAGTTGCTATATTTGATTGCTGAGCTAAACTCGATTGTGGAGAAAAGTTAGTAGCTTGAGCAGAACCAATATCTATATTTGGAGCTGAAATTTCACCAGCTCCCTTTGCAGCTGAACGAACTGAGGAAATGATACCAGCAGCTTGAGCTGCATAACCAACCAACAATGGAATGTTTTGTGGAAAACCAACTTTAGCTGTTTGAGCAACTCCTTCAGATATTGCAACTTGGCTTCTAGCAAGTGCTCCTTTAGAAAGTGATATTGTTTTAGAAAAATCTAAAACCAATTCTTTAGCTTGTAAAAGAGATTTAGCAATTAAAAGAGCTTTTCCAACTTTAGATTCAGCATTTGCCAACCCAATTATTTTATTGAAAGTATCTTCTTTTTGTTGTCTTTTTTGTTCTTCTAAACCAATTTCTTTTTGTAAATTTAAAGCTAATGCCTTTTGTCTTTCTTCGTCAGTTAACAATTCATCTTGTAATATCAACTCACGTTGTTCTTGCAATAATGCTCTTTTAGCTTCAAATGTTAACAAATCTGATTCTGCTTGTTCTGCAAGTCTTTCAATTTCAGCTTCTCGGTCTTCTTTCTCTTTTAGTTTTTTATCTTCTTTTATTTTTTTCTTTTCATTATCTAAAGCAACTTCTTGCTCATAAAATTCTTGCTTTTTTGCGTTCAATTCTATTTCTGCATCTACGTAGGCTTGAGTTCCTTCTTTATAAGAATCTTTTTTAGCTTGTAGTCGTTCTAACTCTATTCGTTTTTCTTCTTCTAAAACAGTTTTTAGAGCTTCGATTCTCATCTCATCATCAGTTATCTGTTCTGCTATGAATCTTTTCTTTCGAATAGATAGAGCATTTTCTGCTTCTGATTTTGCTTGTGTAAGTTCTAAACTTTCTTTGTCTAGACCTAAGTCATTTATTTTTTGTTCAGATATGAAACCTTCTATTTGAGCTAATACAGCTTTCCTTTCATTTAGTGCATTTATTAAAGCTACTTCATTTTCTATATTCTTATTAGCATTGAATTTAGCTCGTGCATTAGCAATCAATATGTCAGCTTGTTTTAGCATCTCCCTACTTTGCTCAGCCAAAACTTCTTTTAATTCGTCATTAGCTTTTCTTCTTTCTTCTATAGTGTTTCTTTCCTCATCTCTTACTTGTCTTAGTCTTTCGGCTTGTCTATCATATTGCTCTATTAATCCAGTTATACGAGCTTCAGCTAATTGAGAATTATTTTCTAA